TTTTAGAGTTAAAAATACCCCATTGGTTTTATTTTTTCCACTGTTTATCCATTGTTGTCCTACTGGAGAAAAATTATAATCAGTTGACATTTGCCCAAGAATTTTTTGATCTCTTCCCCACTTCCATTCTTCAACAGGAATACTAGTTAACAACTCTGCATACCGTTTTCTAAAATCAGTATTGCCAAAAGATACTAAACATGCTAGCCATCTTGTTGATTTATGGTGCTGCATTACGTACTGTTTTGTAAATAATGTTTTAAATTCAGCTTCGGTAAAACTTCTTGTGCATATCGTATCAGTATCTACTACAATTAGGGATTCACTATTTGGAATCTTTGATGCTGCAAGAAACCTAGCAGCCTGCAAATAAGAAATTTTAGATTCGTCATTTAAAAAAGAGATGTTTTCAGTTGTATATGAAACAAAATCTAATTCTTTTGCATTTATTGGGTTAACTATATGACATCTTAGTTTAATCCACGGATTGTTATAATGTATAGATTGTAATAATGCAATCCCCCAATCGTCATAATAAGATTGGTCGCACCCAATTAAAATACTATAGTGACGCATCTTCTAATCCTGATACTCGTAATTTAACAATGTTGCTTAGATGCCATTGTTTCTGATCAAGTGCTTTAATAATGCCCAACCACTTGTTACGTAATAGGGCAAAATCGTTGATAATTTTTTCAAAGTCTACAACGTCAGCTTCACCTTCTACGAACTTTTCACAGTCCCTAGAAGATAAAGCTCGTTGATAATTTTCAAGATACTTGCGAAAATATTGACTACGAAGTCTGCGAAGTTCGATATGAAGATATTCAAGAATACCTTCAATCTCTTGAAGTTGATTAAAGCGGTTTTCTACGATGCCGGGCATTTGCGAACTTGCTTTCTCAATGTTTCCCGCTATGCGGACATCTTGTTTTGCATGAATTAATTCAGCTTCATAATAAGCCACAGCATCGGGAATATTGCTTATATCTTTACTAACCTTGTGGTACCAGTTCATTTAATCCTCGTAATCTTCTTCGTCTTGTTCTTCGATTTCTTCACCGTCTACTGCATATTCAATAGCCTGATCTAGATATGGATCTACGCCCATTAAACTTTCTAGTACGCTTTCTTTAATCCCATGATCTAGCAAAGCGTTTACAAAATCTGCTGCAACATCTTTTCTTGCTTTCTCAGGGATATGTTCAATAACAATAGTCCAAATATCCGTAATTAAATCTTCTTTCATTCAGTAATCTCCGTTTCAGGTTCAACAATAGTAGTTATCTCTGAATCGGATTTTTCGCCATGTTTCGAAATGTCTGCCATAATAACATCGAGACCTTTCTTTTCATTGCGTTCCCACGGCTTACGGAACTGTTTGATAATTTCGCCATCACTGGTTATGTATACTAGGCTGTTACCTTCTTTCTTGAGCATCCCTTTAGCTTCGAACAAGTCGACTAATCCACTATATGGACTCATACCTGTTTCATAAGGAATCTCAACCTGTACACTTTCAAACGGCTTTGCATAACGTGTTTTCATAATCTTACAAGCTGCACGAATACCTTGCACAGTTGAAGTTTTGTTACCGGCTGCATCAAGTTTCAACTTTAACTTGCGCATAGCGACAACAATTGAACTTGCGTAGATAAAGCCTTGGCCGCCACTGATTTTATCATCCGGATCAAACATATCTTGTGATGCGTATGTGTGATTAGTACATACCATACCAATGTTGTAAGCACCAAACATATTAACACAGTTACGAACAAGTGCGGTTAGTGCCTTAGGCTTACGGCCCATATCACCTTTCATATCACCTGCTTGGAATTGATTAACATCAGTCGGAGTCAACAACATGCCCAAGCTGTCAACGATAAACAATACTTTAGGACGATCTAGTTCATCCATTGTTTTGTACTCTGAAATAAACTCTGTGATAGTCTTTGCTACATCGTCAATCATAGCCATGTTAAGTTTTAGCAACTTATCTGGACTCGTATCAACACCAAGAGCATGTAGCCATTTTTCATCAAGCGCATTCTCTGTATCAATCAAGATAGGATAGATGCCTTGTGCTTGTGCGTTCTTAACTAGATTGCCCGAACAGATAAAAGATTTACCTGCACCAGATTCCCCAGCAAATACTGTAACCTTGCCTAGTGGAATGCCTCGATCAAAGTGTCCACTGATAAGATAGTTCAATGCGTAGTTGTTTGTACTAACCCAATCTGTTGGGTCGTTAAAGCCAATACTTAAACCTTCGATTGATTTAGTGATTGACTTTCTAAATTTAGAAATATCAAATGCTTTTGCCATATTAGTCCCTGTAAATGAAGAAGAGTGGGAACCTGTCCCACTCTTTTATGTTGCTTACTCTGCTGCTTTGCGATTACGAATCATTGCAAGAATGTCTTGCGCACGACTATCGCCACCTGTTGTTGCTGCTGGTGCAGCTACTGGTGTTGGTGCTTGAGTAACTCTTGCTACAGGAGCAGGCTCGCTGTCTGCATAGTCTGCACTAGCTTTAGCAGCTGGTGTAGCTGTGTTAGCAGTTGCACGATGCGGATCGCCAGTTGCTTGACCCATACCCGCTGGCTTGTAATACTGACCCCAACGTTCCAGGTCATATGCTTCGCCATCAACTGATGCTTCAAACATTTCCTTCATTACCTTAAGCTCAACATCAGTTGGCTTTTTAGGCAGGAAGTCGCTGAGAGTGTACAACTCATTTGTTGCCAATGCACTTGCTTCAACTTCTGTCAATGCACGTTCACGACGGCTCCACTTTGAAGTAGAGTAATCAGCGAAGCCACCTTTAGATGTCTTAGCAATACGGAAGTCTACACCTTTCAGGTAGTCAGTTGGCAACTCTTCCAATTCTGGATCCATCAATGCTGAACGGATAATTTGAAAGATTTGAGGACCAATGATGAATCGACGAATTGGGTTTGCCGGAGTCTTTTCTTCACGAATAGGATCTTCAACAACAAAGCCTTGGAAAATGTATGAACGCTTTTTCCAGTACTTACGACCCATGTCTTCTAAAGATTTATCTTTAAACCAACCACGTACTTCTGATAAGATCGGACAAACAGTACCGTCATTGTACATTTCAATACAAGGAACTTGTACTTGAACTGGACGACTGTCAGTTTCACCTTTAATACCTGCGAACGGCAACTTGATCATTGCACGTTCTACCCAGAAGAATGTATTGGCAGAATTGCCATCGGGTAGCAAACGAATTACTGCTTCCTTACCTTCAGCCATGTTCCAATGTGGGTAAATTGCGTTGTCTCCACCGCCGGTGGATTGTCCTGTGGACTTTGATTGTGCTTCTGCGAGTTTAGCACGGATTTCTGCGAGTGATGCCATTTTTGTATGCCTCCTATAGCCTAAAATAAAAATGTTGTATATGCCTTAATGCACATAAGCTATTATGCGCTTTTTATTTAGTATTGTCAACGATTATCTACTACTTTATTGGTTTTATTAAGCCAAAAGAAAAGGACTTCGAAAAGTCCTTTTCATGAAGCATTGCTGCTTACATACTGTACATGCCTGATAGTGCTTTAATACGAGCTAGCTCTGGATTCTCTGCTGGTTCTGGAGCTTGTTGTTGCGGCGCCATTCTTTCAGCCATCTTACGAGCTACTGTTTCTGCCTGCTCACCAAACTTCTTACCTACCATAGTGCAAACGCCTTCTGGGCCTTTGGGAAATGTGCCTGAATCTTTATCATAAAAGCTGTGCATAAACTCAGCTAATTCTTGTACGTTCATCTTGCCACTATGTTCTTCCGGCGATTGTTCTTCCGATTCCTGTGGGACTTCTTCTGGCGCAGTTTCTTCACCCCCTTGGTCTGTCGCCGGCTCACCGCCCACTGGTTCTGGTTGAAAATCACCAAAATCTAATACCTCTAACACTTCTGGAGCATTGGCTTCCAGCCATACTTGTACTAGGCCTCTTACATCTGCTTCCGGATCTTCTTTAGATTGCGTCTTAATTTCTTCTTCTAATCGTGGATCATCTATGATGCCTTTAAGACTTTCAATTGCATTAGAACCGTCTACGCCTGCGGGGAATGCCTGGCTAACTAACTCTTGTAATTGTTGTGCTGCTGCTGCCTGTTCTTCTTCATCTTGGCTTTGTATTGCGCTTTCTTCGCCTAAATTCATAGCCCATTGTTCAAACTTTGCAAATGGGTCATAGCGGTCTGCGTTGAAATCCTCGTCTTCAGTTTGGATTTCTTCTTGTGTCATGGCGACTATGTCGTCGTAGCCTAGTTCACTTTCTTTCATTAAACGATACAGTACAGGAAATACTGCGGCCATATCTTCTTTGAAATTCTTCACTGTAAATTGATCTTTAAATTGTTCTGCAATTTCTTGCGGAACTTCCATAGGTTGCTGTGCCTGGAAACTTTCTTTGTAAGCCTCATAGTGGCCTTGTTTTGATAGTGCTTTTATTTGCTCACGTAATCCGTTAAGTGCTTGTGTACTACGCTCAACAACACTGTTCGTGTCGCTGTTCATTAGATCATTGCGTACAACATAATTGCCAAAGCTCTTTAATTGTGCAATCTCTTCACTCATCTTAATGATGCTTTCACCAATGGCATCGTACGGTAAGCCACCGTTAGCCACATGGCGTTGCATAGCACGGGCGCCTGCTAAGTGAATGAATGGATATTTAAATCTTTCACCGTCTGCGTTTTCTACAAACAGGCCAGCGATATTACGACTTCTGGCACCCGGTGCCATATCGTCATTTAACTTTTGACTGTGTTTAACAATCAATCGTGTATTTTCTAATTTTTGGTAACTAACGCTTTTAGTACCGTACATTGTGCTTTCTGCCATAACGCCTTCTCCGACTGGAACTGAATTTTGTGCTTCTTGTTTAGGTTGAGCATTACGAGTTAAAAATTTGTAATCTCTTTTATCTAGGTTGTCTTTGGCAATATCTCTAGTGTCAAAGTTTAGTAATCTACGCTTGGCAAACATACGTAATTCTTTTAGGAATCCGTACCACCTGTCTTTTTGCTCTGCGTCCATTGATTCTGTAATTCCGTGACTGAAGTAAATCTTCATGGAATTATCTTCTGCTAGACTAATGCTAACGTGACCAATAGGAGTTTCACCTTCCATATAGTCAAAATCAAAGAAACGTGCTTCTTGTGGATTTATAGTAATTTCGCCAATTTCTGTACCTAATTTTAGACCAGAGAATCTGCTACGAATTTTGTAGAATAAATCTGTTGCGATGTTGTTAGTTGCGTCCATAGTTATATTTATCAATATCCTGTGCTTACAAAGATCGGCATTGGCATTTGTTCTTCAGAAAGTCGTTCAGACATTTTTTCGTAAATCTTAGGATCCCAATCTGCTAATACATCTGCCATACGTATAATTAGCAATGCAGCGCTTATTAGATCGTCATTTTCTCCTGATTTAGCATTAAATCCTAGGCCGCTGGCTACGAATGTTTTAAGTTCTGATAATAGAGGTTTTGATTTAATAATTAGTTTGTTAGTTTCGACTAAGTTCTTAAACTGACTACATGCTGTGACTTTACTGCGATGTGTTGTATTAAATCCCTTACGAAATTTACGCACATGCCCTTTGCGAATAGGTTCGCTTAGGAATAGTCCTGGAAAGTTTTCTTCACCGATGTCACTGATAACAATAAGTGCTGCTTCACCTAGACTGTTGTTTTCTACTGAGTAATACATCTGGGGCGCACCGCCTTTTTCTATGCCACGATCTTGGATATATCGCAGTATCTCTCTCATGTGCTTTATCTGCTGTTGTATAGGAGTTAAATTATGACGCCACTCTGCAACCTGTATCATACTAGGCATTTCAAATACTTGAATAGCTGCATAGTTGCCGCCTGTTCCCAGACTGGGATCTAACGACAATAAGTAAGTTGCCTTAGGATCAATGTCTTTGTAGAATCTAGTTTGCCCCATAGTCATTACAGGATCAACTCCAGACAGCTCTGCAAGTTTTACAGTATTAATCAAGGTTTCGTCAAAGATCAAGAATTCGCAATCAAACTCGCGCCGGAAACGTTCAGGACCAATTTTAGCACGTTCTACTGCCGCCCACTTCTCATCTCGATCTGGATGTTCATTCCAGTGTGCAAAGAAGCTGTGGAATCCGTTTGTGCCAAGTTCTTGTTCGTTGCCATACTCGTCAAACTTCTTATTAGCTTCTGTCCAGATTAAAGCAAATTGATCTTCGTCGCTGTTTGGTGTCGATGTAATGATACACTTACCACCTGTTGACAATGTAGGGCTTAGTGCCGTCCAGAACTCTTTAGCTTTCTCTGGCGGCTGCACGAATGCGAATTCATCACAGTAAATTAATGATAGTGACTTACCACGACCAGTGTTTTCTGTTGTAGTAGTTGCTTGAATACGTGCGCCGTTGTCGTATTCAATTGTGTTTCTGTTGTAGCTGTATACACCTGCACGAATAAAGTCAGGCAAGTTCTCATAACCGAATCGGTAACGATTCATAATATCCTGCGCACCTTCGTACTTATGAGCAGCAATTAATACTTGTGCTTCTGGCACAAACATTGTGTACCATAGTAAATATCCCGTAGCGCAAGTAGTCTTACCCATCTGACGAGGCAGCATACCAATAGACTGTTTGTAGTTGTGGTATGACTGTATTAGCCTCTCTTGGTATTCATACGGTTCAAACTTAATCGATCCACGTACAGGATGTTGAATCTTTAAAAAGTTTTTACAGAAGTATAACGGACCGTCTACCGGATGCATACATGCTTCAAGATGCTTAACTTCCTCTAACGTGTATCGGATCGGAGCATGTGCTTTCTTAATTAAATTACCGTCTAGTGATTTTGCCATATTGTTATTTACTGAAAAAAATAGGCTCCGAAGAGCCTATTTGGTTTTATAGCTGTATTAAGCGAAAGATAACCCAGTCAATGCCACTTCAGTAATTGTGATATCATTTTCTGCAACACCAAGTGCTGCGCCAATTGCATCTTCAAGATTTTCATAAGATCCGTCAAAACTTGTTGATGCTCCGTAGCCGTCTCCAGTATCTTCAGAGTGGATTAGCGCTACAAACTGATTAGCACCGGATGCTGTTGGCTTGCCTGCGTAATAAATCTCTGCACGGCTTTGAAGTCCTGTAAGTGCCTTAGACATATTACTGTTAGCAACTGTAGGTGTTGTGGTAAAGTTAATAGTTGCTGAAACAATCTTAATTGCCGTTAGCGTAGGAGTACCAAAACTTGTATATGGTCCAACTCCTGCTGCGCCATCTCCTAATACTCTTCTTGCATTGGCGTCAACATTAACTGCTGTGCCGCCCGCGGTTGTTCCATATAAATCTGCCATTATTTTGCTCCCTTAGCTTCTGCTAATCTTTGTAATAGTTCTGCACGGATACTAGCACGTAGGTCGGCGCCTTCTCTAACACGGTTCATTGGGTTGTCGCCGCCAGCCACTTTAGGATGTGTTCCTTTAGGCTTATTCATGCCACCGGCTAATTGGTTGTTCATATAGTCAACACTTTTAACTTCAGGATCTGGCTCGTTTGCATATGATTCGTCTTTTTCTTTATCACGCATCTTCTTTTCTAGCTTGTGATCGTCCATGTCGTGATCACCATCGCCATCTTGGTCGCCCATTGCTTTCTGCATAGCGTCCATTGGACTGTCATCTTTCTCCATATCGTGATCGTCCATGTCGTGATCACCATCACCATCTTGGTCACCCATTGCTTTATCAAAGTCTGGTAACATCTTCAACGGACCTTTATCTAGATTACCTAAACTTAAAGGTGCAATGCTAGGTCCAGGAGGAGTTAAACTAGGCATTGGTTGATTGATCATATCCGGATTTACTTTAGTCATTAACTTTAGTAAACTTTCAATGCTGTCCATACCTTGTGCATTAAGATTAACACTCATTGATGGTGGAGTTACTGCAGGAGTAGATGACATTGGGGGCATCATTCCACTCATCATAGAATCACCGCAGGCTTCTACTGCTACGTTACTGACCGGGCGATCTAAGTCACGCATTGTTTGCATTAATTTATTAAAATCCATTATACTTTTCCTTTAAGTGGATCTGGATTACTAATCTTGCTCATAGGAGCCATAGATCCAGCTTTGTCTTGTTTTGCCTTAGGTAATTTGTATTCCCCAACACCGTCTTCTTTCTTACGGGCTTTAGCCGTTTTCTCTAAATCTTTTAAGAAACTCTTGTTAAAATCATCCCCAAAATAATCTTTGTGTTTAATTTTTTCATTTTTGTACTCTGCTTCATCTAGTACTGCTTCACCGCTAGGGTCTAGGTCAAATGTAGCATGTTCTGCTTCAGCTGGGTCGCCGCCGTTACGCACTCTGAAATTAGATTCAGGCACTAAGTGGCCAACGTGTACAGCAAGTTCGGGTGCAGTAATTGGATATTCACAAACCACTTCGAATGTGTACACTTCCATGTTTGCAAGTTCTGGGAAATCCAACGGAATCGCTTGAGCAGATGTTTTAGACTTTTCAATGATTGTTGGATTAGCTGCCCCGAGCATTTCCTTTAATTTTTTTTCAAAATCCTTAGGCAATTCGCCTGCGACTTTTACTCTAAAAGGGTATGCTTTTTTGCTTTCAGCAAGATATTCTTTAAAAGTTTTCATATCAGTATTTAGTCCTTTTGACCCAAACTCTTGAGCAATGCATTACGGTCTGTGATTATATAACCTGAACCTTTTAGCACATCGTTAGGGTCTTCTGGTGAATCTTTATCCATTTTTAGTTTCTTTAACTGTAGATCAATAGCTTTGAGCTTTTTATCTACTTTGTTAGTCTTTGCGGTGATAGCATGTCCTAGCATACTGCTAGCAACTTCAAATATTCTGCTAGAATATCGTACTTCTACGTTCATACCTAGATCCATTAGTTCGTCATAGGCTTTTTCTGCTTTTGCTGCTAGATCGTCAAGTTCGTCGTCGCCTAAGTCGTCCAACTCTGTAATCTGCGGTAATGTTCGAGTGATCTCTGCTACTGCGTTGTAACTATCAGTTATGCTTTTAACTTGAGAATGGGTAGGAGGTTCAATAACTGGCTTAGCTTCTGGCTCTGCTGAGTCTAGGTTGAACAATTCTTCTAACTTTTTGGTCATATAATTACTTATCTACGTTTACTGCCTTGGTGGAAAATATCGCCTTCATTTACTATTCGAAATTTGATACCTTGCTGTTTGCACCATGCAGTAGCAGCTTCCCATTTGGCTACATTCTTAACATACTGTTGCTGATTGTATTGACTCTTTCCTACTTTATCTATAAATGTTTGACTAGACGGCTTTACTTCTATTAGCTCTGCATGTTTCGCGCCGTTTTTATCGTTGTACACTACAAAGAAATCAGGAACATAAATGGTATATTTGCCAGTGAGCGGATCCCTATACGGTATTTGTACGCTTTCGCTTGCCCACTTCTCAACGCTAGGATGTTCGTCTAGCATTTTCATAAAGATAAATTCCCAAGAGCTGCGAGACATAGGAGTTTTCTTCCCAACATACTTTTCGGGATTTTTTACTTCATATCTACCTTGTGCAAACTTTGCCATTATGCTGCAATATTCCTAATTTGAGTTGGTTTTACATCAGCAGTTCTAAATCCTAGTGTACTACTAGGAGTTCTATTATTATTAAGAACTTCTCCGACTACTTGACTTAACCCTAGATTATCAAACCCAGTTAGGCTGTCTAATATTTGAAATATAGGAGTACCGTCTAACTTTGCCTGTTTTAATAAAACAGTTGATACTGTTTGTGCTGCATCTAATTCGAATCCTTTTGATCTAAAGAATGCAATAGTTGCATTGACATCATCAGCATTAAATTCTAAAGGTGCTTGCCCATAACTATCAAAGAATAGTTTTGTTCCTGCTGCACTATCCTGTTTAATTTGTGCGGGGAGATTAGTAGTTGCCATATTACGGTGCTAGGTTCTTTGGTGAAGCAGTAGTTGTTTCTGTGTTGCTGGAGCTTTTAGGAAATATTGTTCCTACAAGGCCGCCTACGGTGCTTACTGCGGTTGCAATATTTGCTGGGTTGCTTAAAACATTTATTGCTTCTCTCTTAAGACTATCTTTTGAAAGTTCTTTAAAATTCTTGTAGGTGTTGACCGTTTTAATAGCACTCCCTAAGAATCCCCCAAAACTGTCAAAAGTATTACCATTAGCTAAATCGCCAAATATACTTTCTAATCCATCAAGGACTCCGCCGTCACCTGTTAAGTTGCTTACGCCGCCGCCTGCTACACTTAATGGACTTGGTACAGTATCATAGTGCAGTGTGGCAAATCCTTTTGGACTATCATATCCTACATTACCCGCACTATACTTTACCGCTTCATATTCTAAAGTCATTTGACTTTCTAGTACTTCACTACCTGCTGCATAATCTAATGATCCGTGATTCCAGTTAGTAATTTTTGGATTAATTAACGTGTATCCGGTAAAGCGTCTGCGCGCCATAGTGTATATGCTAATGCTTTTAAAGAAAGGAACAGAAATATTATTATCCATACCGTATCTAAAATTATCTAGTGGTGTCTTTGTAGGCCTGAATTTATTTTCGTTATACGCAGAAGTTGGCAAGTGTCTATCAGCAACATAGTATCCGTAGTATATTGCCCATAATGCATTAGTTACACCTGCTGCATCATCGTGCATGGTAATTGATATAGGTTCGTAGTTGATGTTTTTGTAAACAATCTTTTTTCTATTATATTGATTTTTTGTAAGAGTATCAAATTTAAATTTAGGAAGTTCTGTAGTTTTAACCAGCATACCAACTTCTTGAGAATGTTTAGCTGTAAATGCTGCTGCTGCGTGGGCAGTTGGATCAATCTCAAATCGCACATAGTAATTAAACTTTGTACGAGGAGCTAATCTCATAGTATCGTCTATGAATAGACGCGTGGCATGCTGCCAGTTAGAAACTATTCCCTTAGGAGTAGTTAACCCTGTGCCTACGCCATTTAGAAAACGAGTAAAGTAGTTTGCCATAATAATATTTATGCCGTAAAAAAAGCCCGGAATGCGTCCGAGCTTTTTCTAGTACTGCGTAGATTAGACTGGTGTACCTGCTCCAGTAACTGCCTCGCCAAGTGTACGACCAACTGCTGCACCGATACCAGATCCAACACTGGATGCTCCTGCACCCCATTGTTCCATGTTATCAAAGCGGATTGTTAGTGCCACAGTAGCTGCTTCGTTAGTAGCGTAATTCATATCGCCGTAGTCTGCATTCATTAAGATGCAACCATACATGTTCATAGTTTCTAGAACGTTTGATACGTAGTTACCGTTACCGCCGTCTAGTACTTCAACACGAGTTGTGAACTTATAGTCAATACCTGAACGTGCAGATGATTGTTCCATAAAGTCAAACTGTTTCTGAATTTGCTGACCAACTAACTTTTGAACTTCACCACTAGCATCATCACGTAATGTTAATGATAATGTTTCAAAGCTAGGCTTACCAGCAAGGTAAACCTTGCTGTTGTAAACGTCTAACATAATCTCTTCAAAGTTTACCTTTGGACGAGTAACGTCTTGTACTTGCTTGGTTAGCTCAGTGGCTGCTGCAACACCAAAACCTAAGAGAGTCACTCTAAAGCGATACTTCAGTTTTGGCATCAATAGTACTTGCGTACTGCCGGCGCCTCCTGTCGGGATACCAAAATTATTTAATGATGTAATAGCCATTTTTAAATCTCTCCTGTGTTCTTGACACGCAATGGAATGTAAATGAACTCAACTGCCTTGACGGGTTCGATAGCGATATCTACCCAAAGCTCGTTGCGATCAATTCTTGCCGCTGTGTTATTTGACTCGTCACACACTACAGCAAAGTCATACAATGCACGTAAGCCTACCAATTCTAACAATAGACTTTCACATGCTTGTTTAACTTCATCTCTAGTAATCTTATCATTTGGTTCAAAGATAAACGGACGAGCTAATTTGTTTAACTGACTACGTAAGTATACTGTTAAACGTGCTACGTTGATACGATCTAATGCTGATGCGTTTCTTGCACGAGTCTTCTGACCATAGTTAACTAGTCCAACACCATTAAAGAATGTAATTGGGTTAATTTTTAAGTCATATAACGTATCACGTTGACCTTCATTCAGTGCAACAGTTTGGAATTCACCGCTTGCTGCATCAATGTAACCAACGGCTGTAGCGTTAGTAATGCCACCGCGTCTTGTACCTGCTGGAGCAAACCATGGGTAAGAAACGTTGTCGCTTAGTGCAATAGTCTTAAGCATCATGTGTGAGCTAGGAACAACTGCATTGGCGCCGCTTAGGTCTGTGGTAAATCCACTTGGGTAGAACGTAGCCAAGTATTCGTCGTAAGTAACAAGCCCTTTATCGCCGTTATCAGTAACTAGCTCTGCATTTGAACCCCAGTTAGTTAATGTTGTAGCATCGCTAGCTAAACGTAGTGGAGTGTCACCAACTACAAACGCTGTAATTCCACGATCGATATTCAAGTTAACTAGATTGCTCATTAGCTCAGGATATCCTGGGCAAGAAATAATGTTAAAGTTACGTCTTTCTTCGTCACGGATCTCGCTGCTTGTATCAACTGCACTCTTAAGCGCAGCAACTACAACACCACGTTGTGCATGACGTAGGAATGATCCAGAACCGTCTTCATTATTTGGGCTAGCTGTAACCCAACGATCAGTTGCATAGTCTGCCATAGATTCGTTGTTGTTAAAACGTACATTATCACTTGCTGTATTCACGTAGTTGTTTTGGTAACGCTTAACGTTGCCGCCACTTCTGCGCAAGTTCCACAGCAACATGCCTCTTGGATATAGATCTGGATCTGGAGCATCAAAGTCTAAGAAGTTACTGTTAGCTAGATCGCTAATAGAAGCTGCAATAGTTTCTTCGCCGTTCAAGTCATAACGTGCATCGGCAAACAAGATACCTTCTTCAGTTTGTTGATCAGTCTTGTCAACTAATTCCCAACGATTCTTTCCGTCGGCAATATCAGTTCTTGCTGAATTGTAACGGTAAATTGTTGGATAATTTTCTAAGTCGGCTGTGCTAATCCACAAGTCGCCTGTTAGTGTTCCGGCTATCCAAGGATTGCTTGCTGATACCACTGGAGTGTATCCAATACGTGTTGTATCTACGCTATTAAAATCTGATGCAGCGTTTCTGTAACCAACCCAAGTTGTACCATCATGTATCATAATGTCAACATCGCCAACACTAGAGCTGTACCATAATTGTCCATCATCTGCTTCGTTTAGAGGAGCGCTAGCAGATGCACTAAAGGCAGTAGTTGTAAATGGTGCCCAGGCTGAGACAACATAGTCATCACTTGAACCTGCAGGCGCAGCATATACATTTAGTGCGCTGGCAAACAAGTTACCAAATACACTGTCAGTGTCGACAATTCTAAAGTCGCCTCCTAACTTGTGGTAAATGCTCAATACGTTAGTTGCATTAGTAGGCGCGGTACTTGCTGCTACTGATTCTGCTTCAATGTTTGCAAATCCTGCTGCGTTAATTGCTTGAGCAATTAGTTCAGCATCGTCCATGTCGTTGGTAGCAGTGAATGAAATAGTCTTTGCTGTACCTAATGCAATAACACCCTTAACACTTTCTGCAATTGTGAATGACTTTGGACCAGTAGATGCAACTGATCCTACTGTTATGCTAGTAGCAATTGTTGTGTATTGTCCGGCCGCAACAGACCGTCTCCACATTCTAAATGTAACACTATCAGGCACTATGTCATTGAACGAGCCTTCTTGGCTGTTTGTTTGAACCATTAATGCGTTAGCACTAATGTTGATTCCGCCGCCGCTGCGGTCTAAGTAATACAATGCTGCATTTGTAGTAGCATAGATAGGAGCTTCGCTTGCTACCCAAGTAGCAGTCGCTGAATTCCATTGCTTAACTCTCCAACGTGCGCCATTGTTTGGCTCAGTTGTCTTTAACCATACTGAACCTGTTGGGCGTGCAGTTGCATCGTTGCTCTTCCATGTTGGAACTTGCGTATGTGGAGTTTGCTGTAGACCTGGAGCATAAAATGTGCCAGCAACTAAACCTAATAAGGATAGTGTAGTAGTGCCTGCACCAATGGTAATTGTTGTTGACAGACTAGAATCAACAGTAGCTGGTTGATCGTTAGTACCGGAAGTATAAAGATAAATTTCGCCGCCAACTGCTCTAGCAAATACGCCTCTTGCTTCTTCAGCATCAACAATAGTTAATCCATTAATAAGTGCAACTGTTGCTGCAACAGTTTCGCCACCGGTCAATGTAATAGTTGTTCCGTTAATTGTAAAGTTGCCTGCTATAGGAGTACTAAAGCCAGAGCCAGTTACAGTTGCGTGGCTTAATGCCCACTCTGTAGAACCAACTAGCGCCCATGCACCTGCAACAACACCAGCGACTGGTAGTCCAGCGCTCTTGAAATAAATTTTAGCTTCTTCGCTACCTGCGCCGCTTCCTTGCACTGTTTGGAACACAACACAGTAGTCACCGATAGAGCCAATAGATGCTTTTGGAACACCGCCTGATTCAATTTTAGAACTGTCGTCGTCTGTTAGTACTATTGGAGTTTTTGCTGCAAACTTCTGTCCACCGGTAGTGCTAACATCTGCACTGTTCCACTCTTGGATGCCCCAAGTAGTCGCTTGCGTATCAACCCACCATTTGCCGTTATTCGGGGCCGCTCCCGGAGCAGTTGCTTGGGCTTCTAACTCTGATAGATCAACATCAGCACGTACAATAAATGCTGCGTTGCTGACTCCTAGCAAGCTGTAAGCTGCTAGCAGACCGTATTCGTTTCTTTCACCGCCGTGTACTGGACTTGAAGAAGCAGTCTTCTCAAAGAATGGTACTCCAAACAGATCAGTAAGATCGCGTTGGCTAGTTAGTTTAAATGCCTTGCCGGCATTTGCTTTTGTTGTGGATGAGGCAACCGCTGTCCCTGATCCGTTCGTTTTGTCTTGCGCTGTAGCTACTACGATAAGAGGAGTAGTACCAGGCTCTGCTGGTGTGTAAAAACTCTCGTCGATAACTGTAACTTGTACGCCTGGTGATTGTAGTGCCATATTCCCTATTCTCCTGGTAATAGTTTACTCAAAGTATTTACCTGAATGCAGGAAAAATAGTCCGTTATAACCCCTGAAAAAGGGGCAGAAAAGGCTAAGTATTTTTATGAGACCACTTTGCAAGTGCGGATACCGCCCTAAAGCAGTAAATTACAAGAAAAATGACAGAGTATACTACCGAAGTCTCTGTGAAATCTGCATGTCCAACGGAATTGGTCATGGAATACCCCGCTGGGTTAGAGCAGGGTATCAGATAAAGTTACAATGCGATAAGTGCGGGTTTCGATCACCGCATAAAGAAGTGTTTAGAGTATTTCACGTAGACGGTAATTTAAACAACTGCCGTCCTAACAATCTAAAAACTGTTTGCTGTAACTGTGCTCAAGTACTAGGCAAAGAAGGAATTGCCTGGAAGCAGGGTGACCTCATCGCTGACTATTGAAGCGGCCTGCTTGTACAATGCGTCAATAGTATGATTGTTGTCTAGAACAGCGTCAAAGTCTGTGCCCACCCATGCTGTTTCACTAGCATGAATTTTTCGCATCTTTAATTCTTGAATTGCATAATTGCGGCCTGTGTTTGCGTCGAGAGCCACTTGATACCAATCAGGTAATTCTCCACGTTGTACCCAGACAATCTTACCACCTGCATTTCGAATACTTTGAATTTCATTAGGAAATCTACAATCACTAATTACTACATTATCTTTACTTAGACGGAGTTTGTTTTCCAAGCTAGCGATCCAGATATCGTCATGGAATGTTTTGCGGCATACTTCTGTACCCCAATATTGGAGAACCCAACGAGGAGTTAGTGTAGGCATTGCTAGGCGAGTTGCCCACCACGGATCTACTTGTTCTCGCCATTCGCGAGCTTCCTTAGTACGACCTTCTAGCATAGTTCGGTCCCAACCAAATACTGCTGCCACTGCATCTTTAAGAGTTGATGCAAAGCTCTCTCTACGATACCGATGAAAATTTACGAGATAATCCGCAACAGTATCTTTGCCGCTGCCTATAAATCCCACTACCCCAATTATAGCCATAAGTTTTTTCCTTTTTCATATTATATTACACTTTTATATACTTGTCAACCATAATTATAAATACAAAGTCATGAAAGATTACCAATCTCAAGCATTTGTTTATAAATGGAAGCATATACCAACTAGTATGTGGTATATCGGATCACGAACTGCAAAAAATTGTCATCTTAACGATGGATTGCTAACAGCAGTATAGATGTCAGC